GACTGTTGGCATTTTGCTGACGGTGTGTCTGATACCCTTGTCGCTGCGCATGTTCAGCCTTTCGCTGACGCGCTATGTCCGTCAGTTGTCTTTGCCCGAAGCATTGGTGAGCTACCGCCGCTGGTGCGAAATCCGTCTGGCCATGCTGCTGGCCCCGGCGCTGTTCAATCTGACGGTGTACTATACCACGCTCGATGTTACCAGTCTGTTGTGCATGGGCATGCTGTTGGTAGCTTCGCTGTTTTGTGTGCCGGGACGTGCCCGCCTGATGCGGGAGCTTGATTTGCAGAAAGACGAACCGGAAAAATGAACACGCCATGAAACAGGGAAATATCAGTCTCCGCGCACCCGAGCCGGAAGATTTGGAGGTGATGCTCTCGTTTGAGAATGATGCGGCACTTTGGGAGCTGGGTACGGCTACGGGCCCTTATTCCCGCTATCAGATGAAACGCTACATCGCGGAGAGCCAGAATGACTTGTATGCCGACGGGCAACTGCGGCTGATGATTGTGTGCGAGGAACAGGGAGTAGCCGGTATTGTGGATGTGTTTTCCTTTGATGCACGTCACAACCGGGCGGAGGTAGGAGTTGTAGTGCGGAAGGACTTGCGGGGGCAGGGAGTGGCGCAGACGGCACTTTCTCTCTTGGAATCGCATTGTTTTTCCTTGTTGGGTCTCCGGCAATTGTATGCCTATGTGCCGATGGGGAATGTAGCCAGCCGGAAGCTGTTCACTTCAGCGGGTTACATTGAATGTGGTATCCTGAAGGACTGGATACGGGTGGGCACTTCTTATCAGGATGTGTGTTTCTTTCAGAAAATCAACGGAATATAGATTGTCGTAAAACCCTTTAAAACAGGGTTGAAAAAACGCCTTTACGTTTACGGGCATCAGAACGAATTGTGTAAGATAGAACGGCGGCAAAAATGTTGTTGCGGTTTGTTTATCAGAAAGTTAAACGAATACGGGCTTTCATGCGAACGCAAAACGAAATGTGACATTACTTTACATCGGCTTTACATCTAAACGGCCTAAACGCGGGCTTTAAATGCGTTTTTGTTACATCACCCTATAAATATCACCTAAACGGGGCTGGAATAGGCTGTAAAGGCTTATTTCGGCCTTTTTTTATGCCTGTTTATGTGTTTAGAAATCTGTTTAAGTGCCCATTTAGACGGGGAAAACAAGCGGTTTCAGAATCTCTTTCTTAAATGTTAAAAAAGGGGTTGGGGATACCTTTGGGGATACCAGTTGGGGATACCCTTTTTTATTTATTTTACGCGCAAAATAAAAAGTTGGGGATACCTTTTTAACTGGTTTTAAGTCGTGTATTTGGTAGGAGATTGCTTTTTTCGTGTGCTATTAGTGTGTTTTAGTCTATATTTTGATATAGATAGTATTATATATTTACGCATTGATTATGCGGTAAAATTAATGTAAGTTGCTGATTTATAGTGTTTATTTGGATGATAATACGTATTTTTACGGTGAAAACGTGTGTGCGTGTAGAAATGATGCAGAATAGCATAATCAGGATAGTGCGGAAGAGCTCCCGGGTAAGCTGCTTCAGATTCCGGTTCGAGTCCGGGTTCTGCTCCAATACTTTGTGATATTGTGTTTTTATAGGTATTAGATTTAAGGTGAACGCTCCCGGTGAAAGTCCGGGAGCTTATTTTCTAAAAAATATGACAGGAATTATTCGAACAATATTAGATAATCAGCGCAAAGTGACTTTATATGAATTTGCTTTGCGTGAGATAGTTTGTATTGTATGCGAACAAGGTCATAGTGTAATTCCTGTTTTAGGAGATAATATCGCAGACAGAGCATTACAAGAGGTTCAGCGGATGGTAAAACGCATGTCATCACTTCAAAAAAGCGAGGAGCAGACTGACCAGAGTAGCCACACCAGCCCAAATGGATAGCCATAGCTTTATTTTCTCATCTTTTTTCTTATTAGCTTCTTCCTTCTTTTTCTTTTCCTCTTCATTTCTTTTTTCCCAATACATGGACGTAAAACCTCCGGTCTTAACGAAATACATTCCTGCAGGAGTTATGTGAAAAAGGTTTCCTGTCAGTCTTTTGGCATAGCCCATCGGTTCAAGAATTTCACCTATTGCGATATATTCATTCAACTCATCGTCATTTGTTACAGGCGCACATACCTGATTATTGGATGTGGTTGCCATTTTCAAAAGGTTATCTATCTTTTGAGCCAGCTCTTCAGTCATGGTAATATTTACCAGTCTCATAATAACAAATAGATTATTAGTTTTCAATTAGATTCTTCATAGATAAGTAGGAATATCTCATACAGTTCTTTTAAGTTTTCCATATGTATATTACATTCATCAAATGAAAGAGTTTCACAGCATGTTTTATAGCATGACTTTACATTCTCAATTCTTTTCTGTTTTGCAGGAGTTGTCTTTAATTTAGATATTTCTAAAATCATTTTTTCTTTATATTCCTCAAAACATCGTACAACATTCTCACTATAAAAATTGCTCAAATAAGTTTCGTCCTGATTCATTAATGAGTTCATATCATACGAAGAATAGTATTTAGGGTATGCTCTTTTAATCATTGATTTTGCTTTAGAAGAAGCCGCCGTGTAGCCTCTCTGATCATTCATGTATGCAATCTTTATACGCTTAAAAAGTTTTTTTGTAAAATCAATTCTGCTTTTAAGTGTATCAATATTTGATGTGTTTTCAATTAATTGGAGACTTTCCATAAATTGATAAATGGTACCAGAATTAACTAAGACTCGAGTTCCATCAGTATCCATAACGAATTTATTCGATTCTATAGTCGCTTTAGAAGTGTCATTTAAATTTGGCCAGAATATATATCGCAATATAACTAAAACCAAAAATATAAGAAAAATCAACAAGGGAATCGGCATATACTATGACCTTTTAGTTTAAAAGAACTTCCTGATACTTCCCAGAACAGCATATACTTTTAGAATCATGCTGATGGGGATTTCCTGTTCACAAAACTCCTCGCTTTTATTAGAAGGAATAAGCCGTACATAACCTTCTTTTTGGCTTAACCTGACTCTTTTCACAGTACGATATTCCTCTGTGACAATACCGTATATTTCTCCTGCAGGAAGATATTGGATAGGTGTCGTTACTTCGCGTAAGGCGATAATGTCACCATTGCTTATCTCCGGCTCCATTGAGTGTCCGGTAAGGTTGCACCATACTACTCCTTCCTGATTGTAGGGAGGATAATTGATATAGAAATCAGGATTTCGTGTCTGATCATTCACAATCACATCAAAACCACCTATAAAATCTACATTAAAGTAGGGGGCTCCTTCGTAGATTTGGTTCACGGATGGAAGTTCGTCTTCTTTTTTGTCCTCTGAGCGGAGCATGTTTCCTTCTCCGAGAAGAAGCCAATCTGGTGATAAATTGGGATATTGGGTCAATATTTTGACTATTTTATCAGAGCCAAGTTCACTTTTCTTTGCGTCTCCTTTAAAGTTTGACGCAGAGACTCCTATAAGAGTGAAGAAATCAGTTTGTTTTATCCCTATTTCTTTTATAAAAATCAAAATTCTGTCTTTTGAAGTCATAATTTTGGCTATTTAATTTGTTTTGGTCAAAATATTGTCTACTTTTGCAAAGTATTCCAATAGGAACACGCCCTAAAGGTACAAAATAAAGACTATAAAACAATAGAATTATGGCAGAAACAAGAAAACTCATTAAAGCAAGCGGTGAACTTCAGGAAGAAATCGCCGCAAAACTGAAAGTAACAACCCGTTCTGTTCGTTCGGCTTTGGCATACGATACCAATAGCCCTACAGCAAGACTTATTCGTTCGTATGCCTTGAATCATGGAGCAAAGCTCTATGAGCTGAAGGAAATGGAAAATCCGTATGCGGAAGTTATTAACCTTTAAAAAAAATCTGTATGAATCTTACAAAGTACTCCTCTAAGAACATCGAATCACAGCTTGAACATGTATGCGAACTGATAGACTTAGTGAAAGGTGATAGAGGATTTCGCGAGGCTGTTCAAGACGAAGAGTTTTGTATGCTAATAAAGATGCAGGCGCAACTGTTCGAAGAAATTAAGAAAAGAGAAAAATATCAACCAACTGCATAAATGATGAATCCTTGCCATTCCCGGTTCGAGAGAATAGGGATGGCTCAAAACCAAACCATAGAATCATGAAACGAATCAATACTACTACATGCTATCTGCTGCTGATACTGGCAGCAGCCATACTGAACCGACTGACAGATGGAACAATGAACTTGATTATAACCGTTACCCTTTGCCTGGCACTTATACCTGCAGCAATACGTTTGGACAGAGAGGATAAGAGAGCACAGAAAAAGGAATGAAACACACACGGCTTGCAGAACTTAGTAAGGTGGCTGCCGTCCGGGTTCAAGTCCCGGAGCCGGACTACAATCTTAACGAATTAATCATGGAAATGTACGGAAACACATTATGCGTCAGCTTTACGGAGCTTGTGGGGAGCGGACTTATCAGCCAGCCCACCTATAAGAAATACATTCGTGAAGGCAAGCTTACCCTCCTCCAGAGGGGAGGTAACGGACGCGAGGCCCTGATTGCCTACCGCTCCATGCCGGAACGGCTCCGTGCAGCATACGATGACACATTCAAGAATGCATACGAGGAAATGAAACAGCGTGAGCAGGAAAAGTACATCAACACACAGATTCGGTTCGATGCCGAAGCGGTACGGTTCTTCAAGGAATTTGAGCCGCGTATCGAGCCTTATAGACAGTTGGAATACATCTTGAACGCTCAGGTGATGAACGAGATGGTGCGTACGGAGAAGGCACGCAGTGTGGAACACGCCAAAGGAGGCTTTGCCCGCCGTGCGGAAACATGGAGCAGTGTGCAGATCTGCTGTGAGCGTCTTCGCGAAATCACAGGTCACACCCTACCCAAAAATGCAGCACGTCTGCGTGAGAAGTTCAATGCATACAAGCGCGATGGATATGTGGTACTGGTAAGCGGTAACCTGGGCAACAGTGCCGCACGCCGCATCGGAAAGGCTGAAGGTGCTCTTTTGCTAAAGCTCCGCCGGAGCAAGTTCCCTGTTTACACAGATATGCAGCTCTTTGAAGAGTACAACCGTCAGGCGGTGCTTCGCGGACTGAAAACCATCAAGAGTCCTACTACGATGCACAGTTACTTGAACGATCCGGCGGTAATGGTTTGGTGGTTTTCTGCTGTTCACGGCGAAAGGGAATTCAAGAACAAATATATGCCAACCTTCGATACGGTAATGCCGTCCATGCCGAACTCGCTGTGGTACTCAGACGGAACGAAGATAAACCTTTACTACCGTGCGTACGATGACAGGCAGAAGCGATGGGTGGCACGAACAACGGATGTGTACGAAGTGATGGATGCCTGCACGGAACTGTTCCTCGGCTACTTTATCGGTGACGGCGAAAATTTCTTCGTCCAGTACATGGCATACCGTATGGCACTCCAGACATGGAAGGTAAAGCCTTACGAGATAGTGACCGATAACCAGGGAGGACACAAGAAACTGGCTTCGCAGGGATTCTTCAAGAAACTCTGTCATCTTCACAAAACCACGATGCCGCACAACGGCCAGTCAAAATCCATCGAGTCTGCTTTCGGACGGTTTCAGCAGCAGGTACTTCACAAGATGTACAACTTCACCGGTCAGAACATCACGGCAAAGAAGCTTTCCAGCCGTGCCAATATTGACCTGGTAATGGCGAACATTGACCAGCTTCCCACATTGGAAGAGCTGAAACAGCAGTATGCCGACTGTCGCGAAGAATGGAACTCGATGCAGCATCCTACCAGCCCAACCGGAATGACCCGTTTGGAAATGTACACCGCGATAGAGAATCCGCAGGCACAGCCGCTGGATGATTACGAAGCACACGAAATCTTCATGTTGTTCTCTCAGGCTCCGGTGCAATACACCAAGGAGGGTTTCAACTTCCGCATGAACAAGCAGGAATACAGCTATATGGTGTATGGCGATGACGGACTGGTAGACATGAACTTCCACCTTCAGAACGTAGGCCGTCAGTTCCTCTACCGATATGATCCGGAAGACATGACCCGCATCGAACTCTGGGCGGTTACTGATACCGGAGCCAAATATTCGGCAATAGCCACACCGAAAGTCACCATTCACCGTGCCACTCAGGAACGAACCGACGAGGAAAACGCTTATCTGTTTGCACAGCTGGAAGCCAACCGCCGCACACGTGCAGCCATGCACATCGCACAAGAGGAACTGTTTATGGAGGAAGCCATGGGCGAGGCATACACCCAGCTCCGCATTCCGCGCCCGGTTGCGGTGAGCGAAAAGCAGCTTGACGGATACCGCGAAGAAATGAAGCGTGGCACACTGGAAGCTCCGGTACAGATGCCCGACACGGACATTCCGGAAGAGCCTGTACTGGCAGACGAACCGCTGACTTTCGCATCAGCCGGTGACTGGACAAAGAAAGTATCGAACCTGACGTTTGATGAACTGGACAGCTTGGGAAAATTCTAACTATTTGATTAAACAATACTTAAATACCTATTAAGACAATGAAATTTACTACAGAAATGAAAGAACAGGTGCGTAGCGCACTGATTGCCTATTGTGAAAATTATCCTACCCGTAACCGTGCGGCAGAAAGTCTGCAAAATGTCAGCTCTGCCACCGTCAGCCAGTTGTGCAACGGAAAATATGACCTGATCAGTGATGACATGTTTACCCGCATTGCGGTGCAGATAGGCTTTGCCTTCGATTCGTGGACGCTGCACGAGGGAAAGACCTTCAAGGAAATCACTTTTGCGCTGAGTGACGCACAGGCATATAAGAACGTGACATGGGTGGTTGGCGATGCCGGATGCGGAAAGACTACCGCAGCCATCGAGTACCGCCGCACGCACCGCAACGTGTTCTACATCCTCTGTTCGGAAGACATGCGACGCTCAGACTTTGTTCGTGAGATAGCCAAACAGGTAGGCGCACCCACCGACACGACCAACCTCCGCGATATGCTGGAAAATGCCATCAGCATGATTTCTTTCCTGAGCAACCCGCTGCTTGTCTTCGATGAAGGCGACAAGCTTACTGACAGCGTATTCAACTACTTCATCAGCATTTACAACCGTCTGGAAGGACACTCCGGCATCGTGTTTCTCAGCACCGACTACATCAAGCGCCGCATGGAAGCCGGACTTCGCTACAACAAGAAAGGTTACAAGGAAATAAACAGCCGTATCGGACGCCGTTTCTTCGATGTATCTCCCACGGAGCAGAATGACATATACGCCATCTGTCAGGCTAACAATCTGACCGACCGTGCCGATATCGAAGAGGTGCTGAAGGATGCCAGGCGAAGCGACAACGACCTTCGCCGTGTGAAGCGATGCATCCACCGTCAGAAACGTATTATCGAAGCCCGCATAAAGAAAGGAGGAAGCAATGAATAAAGAAGACACTACCCCACCCCCACAGAAAAAGAAGTTTACTTTCGATCGCAACGCAAAAGGTGTCCGTGAGCTTCTATCCATGAAATTCGATGTAATGCAGTTTGATGGTCCCTGGTATGAAGCATTTGGCACTCCGGAACGCCGTGGAGTCTGGATCATCTGGGGAAACTCCGGAAGCGGAAAGACCAGTTTTGCCCTTCAGCTCTGCAAGTATTTGTGCCGTTTTGGGCGTGTGGCATACGACTCCATGGAGGAAGGAGCCTGTCGCACCATGCAGGATGCCATACGGCGTACAGGCATGATGGAAGTAAACAAGAGGTTTCTGCTGATTGACAATGAGAGCATGGAAGAGCTTAGCATCCGTCTTCGGCGACAGAAAAGCCCCGATATCGTGGTGATCGATTCCTTCCAGTATACCCGCATGACGTACCGCCAGTATATCGACTTCAAGGAGCAGCACAAACGGAAGCTGCTTATCTTCATCAGCCACGCAGAAGGACAACTTCCCAATGGACGCGCTGCCAAAGGAGTGATGTACGATGCCTCGCTGAAAATCTACGTGGAAGGTTTCAGAGCCTTTTCAAAGGGTCGGTTTATCGGACCCGTCGGACATTACGACATCGTGCCGGAGAAAGCCCGGCAATATCACGGAGAAGAATAATCATAAAACACACAGTCATGAAAACAATAATGAAAGAACGCTTCATAACCCCGCAGCAGATCAAGGCACTGCAAGCCCAGTTTCACAAGATGGGTTTTACCGATGAAGACCGCCACGGATTTATCAGCCAGTTCACAGCCGGTCGTACAGACAGTACTTCAGGGCTGACCAAAGAAGAAGCCGGACTGCTATTGAGCCGCTTCAACAAGGAATCAGCCGACCGCATACGTAAGGAAGCGCGTGCCTTGGTAAAGCAGATATTTTCATTGTCGTTCCGCATTTCCTGCCTGAACCGGAACTACACGAACGACACACCGGAGGATTTTGAAATGAACAAAGCTAAAATCAACCAGTTCTGCCGCACACGCAGCAAGTTCCGCAAGAACCTGACGGAAATGTCACTGGCAGAACTAAAAGATGTGAAACGACAGTTTGAGGCAATGGCAAGAAAGGAGGAGAAATGAGAAAACAATCAGAAATAAATCGGGCAATAGAGCACTTGAAGGCTTATACAGACGCAGCGAGCCGAATACAGGTGGAAGTCCTGGAAATGAAGCGCAGCGAAACATGGGTATTCAATCAGTATGTGCGCGACGTTCCGGAAGACGAGCGAAACGAAACCCTATTCTATGCCGCACGCGATGCAGCCCAGTTCCTCGCCGGAAAGATTGGTATCAGTTCCATCTGTCCGGATCTGGAGGACGAACCGGAAGAGGAAGAAGAAACTATTACATTGAGTCTCTCGGAATACAAGAAGCTTCTGCGCCGATTGGATCGTGTAGAAAGAAGATTAGGACTCAGGGTGGGTTCTTTAGAGAAAGTACCTAGAAAGGATATTTCAGAAGCACCGGACGATTTGATAGGTCAGGCTGACGCATGCAGATTAATAGGATGTGGAAAAACAACTATAAAAAGATGGGCTAACAAAGGGCTGATAACAGGATATCAGAAAGGACGTAGCGTGTATTACAGCAGACGCGAGCTGATTGGTAGCCCGGTAGTGAAAGATTACAAGGACAGTCAATCAAACAAGGAATAATCATGGAACATACAATCGAACAAATCCAGAATGACATTATGAACCGCATGCAGCAGTTTGATTTCGGCGACCGTGTAACGATACTCCGTGAGCTGGAAAACTTCTGCGGACAGCAGGCAGACGAAGCTCTGAAGATGGAATACGACATGGCGGCAATGGAGGACATGAGGGATGAATAGGAAGAAATACATCGTATGGAGGATCATTTATTCTTTCCATGACAGACCGAATAAAAGCATCCGCTCATGCTGGCGAACCGACAACTTGACGGATGTAAGGAAATTGGCACAAGGGATTAATCCAGAAGCAAAAATACGTTTGTGTTATACAGAATTTAAATAACGATTAAAACTCAATTAAAATGGCAACAAAAAGAACCAAGAAAACAGTAATCAGCGGAGTAAGCCGCGACCAGTACGAACAGGCATTCGCCGATTTTGCGATGGCAGACGCAAAGGCTCAGGCTATCGCAGCTAAGATGGACCAGGAAATGACAAAGATCCGTGAGAAGTACGCCGACCAGTTGGCAGAACTGAACGAAACGAAAGACCGCTCTTTCGAAGTGATGCAGACCTATGCCACCGAAAACAAGGACACGCTTTTCTCTAAGAAAAAGAGTCTGGAATCAGCACACGGCATCATTGGTTTCCGCACCGGCAACCCGAAGCTGAAGAACATGAAAGGTTTCACCTGGGCAGCTGTGACAAACCTCTGCAAAGAGTTCCTTCCACAGTATATCCGCACAACCGAGGAACTGGCTAAAGACAAGCTGCTGGCCGACCGTGACATTCCTGAAATTGCGGAACAGTTCGCAAACATCGGTGTACAGGTGGTGCAGGATGAATCTTTCTACGTGGAGCCTAAAAAGGAAAGCGATGCGGTCCAGACGGCCTAAATACACGTATGAACGCCGTGGTCCTCTTTGGATTGTGTATCGAAATGAATACACCCAGTCCACATGTGAAGGCACTCCCATAGCGGAGTGTCATTCACCGGAGGAAGCGAAGGATATGGTTTATAAACTAAATGGATGGAAGAAAGATGGAAAAGTACAGAATTGAAAGACAATTTATAAAGAAACCTCTTCCTAAATATGCATTGGAAATATCGGGATACTATCACAAGAGATTTCCAATTAAATCGCTTACCGAGCAGCAAGCAAAGGAAGAAATGGACATAATAGAAAAGTATTTGAACAACTTTACATACATCGTTCGAAACTCTAAAAACAAACTTGGTATAACTCATAAGATAGAACGTACAGATAACCGCATCACGGTATACACGGTCTACGATAAACCCGTTATCACATTTTGGATTGAGGAGGAAAAGGAAGATGAATAAGTTATTATGTTGTAAATGTGGAATAGAAATAAACCCTAACGAAGGATATTATAATGCACCTTCAGGACCTCATTGCGTACATTGTTGGACAGGCGAAAATATAAAAAGTAGAGAAAAAGGAATATATGTCATTAAGACAGGAGCTGGTGACTACTTGAAAAAAGGATACCCAAAACTTTCATCGGATTATTCGTATGAATTATGTTTTGTGAAAGATATTAAAAAGGCAAGGAAATTCAGCAGCTTCATCAATGCTTGCAACTTCCGTAATTTATCTCCTTTCCTGAAAAAATGCGAAATTATTAAATTGGAATAGCTATGGCAGAACTCACTTTTAAAACAAACATCCGGCGTGACAAGTGGCCGCACTGGATGAAGAAGCTGCACGAGTACATGACCCGTGTCCTTCAGAACCGGGAACTGGAGCCTACCCGTGATGAATATCTTCGTCTGAAAATGATAATGGAAGGTTGTCTTAGAGAATTAAAAAATGAGGAAGACGCACGCCGGGCTTCTGTCCGTGTATTGCTCGGAGAAGACGATGACCGGTTATCTCTCATAATAATGCGAAGCAATCTGGTAATAACATCTTATTACATCGAATAATGAACAAACGTACACAAATCATTCTTTTCACAGCCTTTTCTCTTATCATCGGTCCGCTGATTATTTTGGGCTTCATTCTGAAACTTGCGGGAAAGATGCTCGATATACTTGGCTGGTTCTGCTGGATGGAACCACGCATGGCGCGGAAAGGATGGAATGAATTAATCAGAAAAATAAAAGAATCATGGAGCACAAATTAGGAGAAACCTTCACCTGGCACGGACATGCGCTCGAAGTAGTCGAGGTGAAAGACCCGGGAAACCCTTGCAACGGATGCTGGTTTTTTGAGCACGGCATAAGCTGTTATGGAAACGGTCTTGAATGTATGGACGATTCGAGAAGAGACCATACTAACGTAATATTTAAACAATCAACAAAAACAGAAGAATTATGATGCACAACTGGTTTACATGCAAAATCCGTTATGAGAAAACAATGGAAAACGGAATGCAGAAGAAAGTAACAGAACCCTATCTGGTAGATGCGCTCAGCTTCACCGAAGCCGAAAGCCGTATTATCGAAGAAATGACACCGTTTATCAGTGGTGAGTTCGAGGTGGCTGGAGTTGCAAAAGCTAATTACAATGAACTGTTCCCAAGTGAAGAAGAGTCTGCCGACCGCTGGTTCAAATGTAAACTCTGGTTTATTACACTGGATGAAAAGAGCGGAGCAGAAAAGCGTACTGCCAGCAACGTACTTGTACAAGCTTCCGACCTTCGCGACGCCATCAAGAAGCTGGACGAAGGAATGAAGGGCACTATGGCTGATTACGTGATAGCTTCCGTATCAGAAACCGCCATCATGGATGTGTATCCATACGAAGCAGAACCTGATGTAAAACCCGAATTTGAAAACGCAGATAAGAGATGAATACAGAGAAGACTTATATCCATCGCCGCGTATGCCTCTGCCGCCAGTGCGGAGGAACCGGCTCAGTAACCGTATATGCAGAGAAAGATGTGCGTCGGGAATATCCCCAGCAGAAAGTATGTCCGCAATGCCAGGGAAGCGGACGCATCTGGCTCAGCGGAACAGTAATCAAACAGATTGAACCCTATGCAGAACCAGAACCTTAATCTGTTCAAGCCTCGCAGGGTGGCAGCGAAAGTCCATTACAGCGCAATCAATCAGTTTATGTTTGTATGGATCAAGCACAGCCGCCCCTGCGACTTGAACGTACAGCATTCACGCGACAGAGAATGGCTGGGTGTCTGTTTCAATATAGAGAACAACGACACTATAGATATGATGGAAGATTTAAAAGCAAGTTTGAAAATTGAAATTATTGATTTATGAAAGAAATAATATGGATAAAGATAAATTCATAAAAGCAATAGAGCTTGACAAGGAAATTAAAGAGTACAAAGAGCATAAAGCGGAACTTGAAAAATCACTAATCCAATATGGAGGTGGATTGAAGTTCACATACAATTCACACTACAGTGAAGTTCCACTAAAAAGAGAGCTGTTCGGATCTGACTTCTTTAAGAAGTATATGCAGGCTTTAGACAATAAGATAGAAACATTCGAAAAAGAGTTTGAGGAATTATGACAAAAGAGGATATTAAAAAGGCAGCAGCCGAATATGCCAATGAAACTTGTCGCCCACTTTGGAGAACAGGTAACGAGCAGGTTTGCATGGTTGACTTTATGGAAGGAGCAAAATGGCGCATCAACAGTGTTTGGCATAATTCCGCTGAAAAGCCTATACTGGGAAAACTTCTTTTAGTGAACACAATATATGGTGAATATGATTTATGTTACTACGGTACATACGCATTATGGAATGCGGTGATGACGTGGGCATACATGGAAGATTTAATACCTGATATGGAGGAATGAATATGAATGAAAAAGACTTAAATTACATAATCAAGTGCTTTTACAACGAAAAGACTGAAAGTACTTATAGAACACTTTCATCTGCAAAGAAAAGTTCAAAGAATCCGTATGTGTATCGTGCATGGTTGCAAAATGGTAAGATATTAGACAAAGAGCTTATATATGCCTATGGACAAAGCGTCACAACCATAAAAAGAGCAGATGAAGAAATTTATAATCGATTAATCAAATAAAATATTAATCTATGAACGCAAGAGACCAAAAAAAGTATGTGATTCAGGTTTTTGGATAATAAGAGCCGGAGAAAGAAATGGGAAACCAATTATCAAGGCAAAAAATTTGGATAATCCTGACTCATGGGTAACAATTAGAAGTGATTTTAAATCTAAAGCAGAGCGTGACCGGTACATGAAAGAGCTGCTGGAGAATGATTTCTACATTGAAGACTGACACAAAAATCCCCGACACCGAAAACCGATGCCGGGGATTGCTGTATATTATTCACCTGGTTCTCCAAGGAAATGACATATCGCTTCGTGCTGCAAGGGAGTCAGGCTTCGCTGTCCCTTATGGAAATGCAGTTCCGTAAGCCGTTGCTGTAAGTCTTCGTTCAACACTATCCAGCGGCGAAGCTGCGCTACGGCACTCCGGGTACTGGATTTAGGGAAATATTGCTGAGCCAGGTCTGTAAGGTATATCGCTTTCATATAGGTAAAGATACGAATTATTTTTTGTACTGCAAAAATTACCCTGCGGTAAAGGTCCTGTTTCCGCAGGGTAATAGATCATTTTTCCGGCGGTAAATTATTCGCCTTCCAGCTCCTTATACGATTTTACCTTCTTAAACTGAAGGTTCTCCAGTGCCAGCGTGCTTTGCAGTCCCAGCCCCGGACGGAACTGAAGATGAACCTGACGGATGTAACTTTCGTTGAAGTCTTCCGACGTTTCCGAACCGTTGCTGCGTATCTGAGCCTGGAATGTTCCAAGATTCTCCAGTTTTACGATTTCTCCTTTGGCGATGTGGCGGTTTATCTGCTTGATCAGCGCACGGATCACGTTCAGCACGTCACCGTCGGTCAAGGTCGTACTGTAGGCGATATCATCCGCCAGCTCGTTGATTTCGACTGTTCCGCTCGCCTGTGCCTTGGCGTAATACTTCGCAGTGCCTTCCATATCTCCCGGCTTCTTGTAAGCCGCAATAGAATAGTTGATAGCCATGTGTCTGTCTTTTTTAAATGTTTGTAAAAATGTGGTTAACTTGTCTAGACAGTGCAAATCTACGGCTGTACAGGTCCGGGCTGTCGTAAAAGCAGTTATTATGTGCGTGAATAAGATAATGTCCGCATTTTTTTGTAATTTTGCGATAAAGTCAGCAGGATAATATGGTCAAGAAAAACCGTCAGAAAATAGTGGGGATGAGCTATGCTTTCCGCGTGCAGGATATTGTGCGGATTTACGATGAGCATGCACGCAGCGGACTGTCGAACCGGGAAATCCTGCGACGCTATATCTGGCCGAAATACCGCATCTGCGAAAAGACTTTCTATAACATTATCAACGCCAGTGCCGATCCGCGCGTGACGGAGCGCATCGCCCAGGCAGAGCGGCAGCTGACGCTTTTCGGTTAATACGTCTGTGTGGCCTGGCAGGTGAAATCGCTGATGTCTTCCACCAGTTCCTCGTGGTTATGGTTGGTGCTGCTTCCCGTGCGGCGGGTCATGCAGACAGATTCATTCCGGACAGAGAGGAAGAAGTTGAACAAGTGCGCGTCAATCTTGTCCAGCAAATCAAAGCGTTCCAGCGATTCTTCCTGAAACATGCTTCCGTCCCTTGCACTTCCTTTCCATTTCGTAACCACATGCAGCCGGAACGGAACGTCTGCCTGCTGGGTGGTTCCTCCCAGCGTGCGCCACTGTACGGGACGGAATTCGATAAACACAGCCGGGGTGTCGAACGGCTCTTCCTGTTCGATGAATTCCACCTGCTCATTCCACAGGTCAATGTGCCGGATAAGCGGCTGTCCGCTTTCGTCTTTCAATTCTTTCAGTGCTTCGGTCAGGCCGAGATAAAGCATTCTTCTCATAGTACATCAAAGTTTTTAGCGTTGTTGTAAAAGATTTCTTTCAGCAGTTTCTCCAGTTCCGGATGGTTTCCGATGAACTGGCGTTTGGGGATGGTGATTTTGCTTCCGGCTTTTTTCAAAGCCATGGCACGGTAGAATTCTGCTTCGGCAGTAAGAGCACGGTTCCGCTTGTTGTTGCGCGGTGCGCCGTTTTTCTTCCGTTGCAGGTTATTGCTGAATCCGTCGGCAGCCTTTCCTCCGGTCACGGTCTGATAACGATACCAAAAGTAAGCCTTCATCTTCCGAGTCACTGTAATGGTTCCGCCTTCATTATGAATTCTGGCATACGGTTCAGTCGTTTCAATCACCACACTGTCGCGGCTGGTGATACGACCTGTAATGCTTCGGCGCAGGTTTCCGGTCTGGACAAGCAGTCCACGGCTCTTGTCATCATTAAATTTCCGGCGTGTCCACTTCTCATTGAAGAAGGCTTCCCGCTCAAAGTTTCGGTCGAATTCATCCAAAGCTTCCGTCCGTATGTCTTTCAGTGTCTCCCTTACCAGCAGGTTGATACGCCGCTGGAGGTCACGGGTTACCTGGTTTGATTTTTCAGCCATTACGCATTGTTTTTTTATGAATTAATCGTATCTTTGCAGAAGAGAGAGTGACGCGAAGTACTGGGTTGGATTGCAGATCCTTCACTAAAGGCTTCAGTCGCTCTCTTTCCTTTTTTTCAGCTTCTCCACGATGGAATAAAACTGGCATCTTCCGTCCACCAGTTCCCGGATTA